AGCGAGCGAGAGAGTGCCGAAGCCCTCTACTTCCCAAGAAGTCTGGTTGCTGAACTCGATGAATTCGGCGTTAGCCTGCTTCTTGAAGTCCAAGATGAGGGTCTTGAACATTGGGTGCTCCGCAAGCGCCTTGAACTGCTTAGGGGCGGTTGCCTCCAGCAGTGCCAGTTCGTCGAACGAAATAGTGATAGCGGACATAGTGGTTTTCCTTATCGTGAATGATTAGTTAGCGTGTGCCTAGACGGTGATTAGCCCGCCGTTTACGGCATCCATACGCGCCCTAATCGGTTGTGTGTAGTGACGGGTCAATAGACCCCTAGCGTGTGCCAAAGGTGACACACACTAGGCGAGTATCGGGGGCGTGTGAACGACACACTAGGGGCGCGACAATAGCCACGCCCCTAGTGTCGTTAGCCGATTAGGGACACTAAGCGCAAGCGATACACAACCGCGGTATGGTCACGCGGTGAGCGTGTATCGGGTCACAACCGCGAGAGCGGTATCCTGATAGCCACCGCAAGCGGTGGCTAATGACCAAGCAACGGCGATAAGCGAGTCGCGTTAGCGAGCGGTTATCCGTAAGCAACAACAACATTACTCAAGTTTTCGGGTTGCCCTAGTTTTTCGGGAAACAATTTCGAGGGGGGCGGGTTAGACCGATTTTTGGTCAGACTATGGCCAGAGCTCACCCATAGGTGCGACCTTTTTGGTGGGGCAGTAGCCAAAAGTGTCGGTTTTTCCCAAGGAACAAACACCTTAGGTTTGACTCGCCCCTGCCGAAGTGGTTAAGATGGTTACATGAGCATAAATGACGTTTTTAATCGGTTTGTAGAGGAGCATGGCGGCCAGGCTATGTGGGACCATTTGGTTCAGATGTGGTGGTATGTCATGTTGAATGATGAGGCGTCAATTTTGCAGCTCATCGATACGCTCAAAAAGGAGTATGAGGACCCAGAAAAGGCCGAAATTGCCTTGATTGCCCTCTGGATGCAGCTAAAGGACTCTAAAAAGTACCTAAAATACCCCATGTAGGTCAAATAAGCCTTGTACGCCATGTACAGGGCTTTTCCTTTTGGAATGAACAATCACACCAGCCAAGTGTCAAAAAGGCCTGTACGAGGCGCTGACAGAGGCACTTTTCGTCCAAGATAGCAAAAAATGGCAGGGGCGTTCCAAATTTAAAATTTTAACCTTAAAATGCCCCTGCAGTGTGTCACCATGGTGGTACAAAGTTTTTAAAGGAGCAGTCATGGGAGTCTATTTCCACGACAGAGCTAGTGGAGTCATCCACGAGCTAAGTAACCCAATCCCTGATAGTATCTTGCGCTACTACGACCCTAGTAAGCCAACCTGGAAGATGAGCCCTTCCGAACGCGTCAACGCAAAACGAGACTCGGACAGCCTAGACGCACAGCTACAGCAGGCAGCCGTCACCCGCATCTCGCACACAGTTCGCCGTAATGACGACTTGATGGCCCAGGGAAGAAGTAACTTTGCTAAAGATAACGGGACTGCGGCCCGACTTATCAACCAGGCTCCAGACGGTGAGATTATCGGTTCCAGCAAAGCAAAGGGCTATGTTGGCCCCCTGTACGCTACCAGTACCTCGTACGGGTTTAGTCGTAAGGCTCTAAAGAACAAGGCAGACCAACTAGAGCGTAACGCTCAGAAGAAGGGTAAATAATTATGGCTAAGAACATCATTAAGGGTGCCGCTAAGGGAGCTGCGGGTCTCGGCCTGGCAGGTCTGTACGCAGGTAACCGTATCGCAGCATCGACTGAAGCTGGTTGGGCTAAGAACATGGTTTCGACAGGCCGTGTCACCAACGACGATGGCAGCGTCAGCATCGGTAAGGCTGTAGACGCTCTGCACCCATACGTCAACGAAGCTGCTCTGCACGCCACTGTTGCTGCACAGCACGTAGGTGGAGCTGTCACTGGTGCTATTCTAGGCGCAGGCCTTGGTGCGTATGTAGCTCACCGCCGTAACCGCAACCTCGGTCGTCAGTTTAAGTAAGGACAGCCATGTCAGACAACAGAGACCACTCTAAGCGTCAAGACCTGTACGCTCAGGCTAAGCACCAACAAGGCATCTATGACCAGGGTGGTTACACCGTAAAGAAGCAGCCAGAGCCAGAGTTCATTAACCGCTACAGCATGCCTGAGACTGACAATGGTCACGCTATCTGGGACCGTCAAGAGCAGAAGTTTGTTCCTCACGGCCTGAAGCAGCCTAGAAAGCCTGACAGCACTCGGGACTATGGTACTCCTAAGGAAGCAGCTTACGGCGCATTTCTAGGACAGCTTGGAAACAAAGTCCGTGAAATGAACGCTGCCGATGGCGGCCAGATGCGCAACCCTAGATTTGTTAACGCACGTCCTTCCGCAGCAAAGAAGAAGGCCCCTCTGGGTAACCAGAATGGTTACGCCTCAAAGAACGGCCCTGAGTACCCTGACCACAACCCTCCAGCAGGCGGCAGCAAGGTACCAGCCAAGCCTAAGGGCCCAAAGCCTTCGCTACCTCCTCGCAAGGCAGTAGCCAAGTAAGTTAAAAAAAATTGGGGGCCCGCGGGAAAGTACTATGAGCCTAGAAGATATGCACAGAAGAGCTGTGCGCAGAATTAAGAAGCGTGACGCAGCCCTAGCTAAGCAGGGCACTACTGCGGGCAAAGAAGAGCTCAAGCGTCAGGACAGGATTGCAGCTGCAGCCAGTCTGTCAGCGGCCCAGTTCAACGCCCCTGACAAAGCGAAAGACGGCTACCAGCCTGATGATGAAGACCGAGGCATCGTGTGTCACGTCTGTAAACAACGCTACACAGGTAGCGTAATGGCTCACGCAGAGACCCACACCGACTAGTTTCTGAAAGAAAGATTATGTTTGGTAAAAGAAAGAAACTAGACGCCGACAAAGAGAGCGGTTTTCTAAACGAGCCTAAGTGCGCTAAGTGCAAGCAACCTATCTTCCCATCGTGGAAAGACGGGGTAACAATCGGCAAACTTGGTGTAACCATGGAAAACTCGGACTTCATTGAGCCTAAAGAAGCTACTCACGGCTGGTACCACATGGACGACCCTCTGCACGAGACTAGCACCCACACTGCTACCCCTCATGACGGTAGAAGCCTAGCTGACCAGCACAACTCAGATATGGCTGTATCAACGGCCATGCTAAAAGACCGCGCTGACACTGCAGCAGCCGAAAAGGCTAAGACTGATGCTGCGTTCAATGAGATTATGGGGCACAGCGGTCTTTCGGGCCGTCAGTTCGGAGACCACTAGCAATGGCTATGGAAGAGAACCTTGGGCCGCAGTTTGCGGACCACATCAAGGTTTACCGCGGATTTAAGCACTACCCATCTGAGCCTGTAGTTAACTTCCAGGGTCTAGGAACTCACTGGACAACAAACGAGGCAGTAGCCCAGGCGTTTGCTCGCCACCAGGCTGGTGGTTGGAAGCAGGAGCAGTACGGCGGCTCAGTGCTAGAAGGATACATCCACAAGGACCACGTCCTCTCTAATGATGACGCCGAAGCTGCTGGATATGCCTTAGCTCCTGGAGAGTCGGAGGTTCCAGTAAAGCCAGGAACCCCCGTTAAGCTAACTCGCATGTCTTCTTTCAAGGGAGAAGACGAGGGTGTGCACACTCCTTTACGCCGTTTTAATCAAGACTTTGCAAACGGAGTTGCCTAATAAAACAGGCATAAAGTGCTGGCAATAACTTGACAGTGTCGCAAAAGGCAGTAAACTAAATATTGCTCGTAGTTCCTCCTTTCCTTTCTGCGGGTGTGTTTGGTGATAAGGCCCCAGCAGGTTCCTCCCCTTTCCCTGCTGGGGTCTTCAAACAAGGGCTTGAAATGGTGTCGATTACAGAACAAGGCCGCTAGTCGGAGTCTGTAAGACCACAGTTCGATTCTGTGCAGGTCCACGGTACGTTAGTTGCAGAGTCCACAGGATAAACCAGCAAACGTTTAGGAACGTATCTTCACGTGTGTCGCCCAAGCACGTGCGAAAGATGGGAATGCCGCAAGGTGAGTACTTATCCAAGGGCAACTGGAGCACGCCGAAGTTAGAGAGTCGGGGCGGTCTGTAAAACCGTTGCTTATGCTGAGTGAGTGCAAATCTCACTGCTCCAACAAACAGCAGTTCCCTTCATGGGATGGGAATACTCGTCCGACCTACGGAATTGCTGGTCCTATTACCCTTTGCTGCGGCAGGTAGTAGGATAAATAGAGTGCACCACACTTGGTTGGTTAAACATGGCTACATGCGATAGGCCATCCATGGTGCATCCGTCAAGGTTAGTCCACCCTCGTAAGAGAACGGCTAGGGATTGTATGGTAACTGGAAGCACTCCAGGTGAAGCCATGTCAAACGGTGCAAATCCGACAATCCCACTAGCAGTGCCGCCAGTAGACAACCCTATCCTGTCCGTTGAACGTCATTCGGGGTGGCGGTACTGCTTAATTTAATAAGAAACCCCCCCAGGTAATCCTGAGGGGTTTTCTTTTTCTCTTTTAGTTGGTGCCTGTGGAGCCAAAACCACCTGAGCCACGGTAGCTGTTCTCAGACACAGTTCCTAAGAAGAACTCAGCGGTGAGATACTGCTGGAACACAATCTGGGCGATACGGTCACCAGGAAGCACCGTGTACGGCTCTGTGTAGGCGTTATACAGCATCACCTTAATCTCACCGCGGTAGTCACAGTCAATCGTTCCTGGGGCGTTTAGGACGGTGATACCGTGCTTCAATGCCAGGCCACTACGTGGGTGAATAAGTCCTACAACGCCCTTAGGCATTTCAAGTTTGACTCCAGTGCCTACCAGCATCCAGTCTCCTGGGTAGATAGTCACTTCTTCATTTGAGCGCAAATCCGCCCCTGCCGCGCCGCTGGTGGCATAGACAGGGGACTGTGAGTCAGCGCAGTCTGCAACTACAAACATTATGGGGCCACACGTCCGTTCTCTACAAAAGCCTTATAAGTTACTGGCATAAAGCCACTAAAGATGTTTTCCATCTTATCTGCCACCATAGCAATCTCGTGCTGTGGGAACGACGGATAGGTTCCCTGCTTCTCTGAGCGGAGGCTCAAGAAGTTCATTAGGGAACGTGCGTTCATAGTTACGTACATAGAACTGTAAATGTTTAATGGAAGCACCATGCGAGCCACTTCACGGGCGATTCCCTTATTTAGAAGGCTCTGGTATACATCGTAAGCGTCCTCACTGGCGCACTCGGTGTAAGACTGCACGTCCTCCATCTGCTCTTCAGTTCCTGGCTCGAACGTGTATGCACCAGGCTTACCTATCTGAACCAACTTACGCTCAAGGCTTGGGACGTAGAAAACAGGCTCCAATTCCTTGTAGCGGCCTGACTCTTCGTTGTAGGAAGCAATACGGTGACGCATGAACTCACGGAACACGAAGATGGGTGCCTCAATGTAGAACGTGAACGCATTGTGCTCAAAAGGTGAGCCGTGGCGGTCACGCATCAGGTAGTTGATTAGTCCTTTGTCTTTTTCGCCAGATACACTGACAGAGCCAGAACTAACACGAGCAGCACGCACAACACTTGAATCATCTCCCATCTGTTGGATTAGGTCTACGGTAACATCTGTACGGAATTTAACATCCATTACTGGTGCCCCCACCCTGAACCATTGAAAGTAACTGCGCCTACGCCTGGAGTCTTAATCTTAGGGATTGAGCACTCTGGGCAGATGATAGTTGGTTCGTCGAACATCGGGTGGCTTACTTCAGTGACCTGCTCACAGGTAGGGCACTTGTAGTTATAAATCGGCATTATAGGTCCTCTAGGTTTACGAGCTTGAGTTGTGGCAGCTCGTCCTTGTCATACACTACTGCCTCAAGATTAACGGCGTCAAGTGCCTCCGCATACTTGCGCTGTTCCTCAATTAGGAATGACTTGAGCTCGTCCTTCTTCAGGCGCATCTGCTCATAGATTTCCTCAATCTGAGCCTCTGATAGCTCGTCCTTGTGCAGGAGCACTACTGCAAGGGCCTTATCCAGGGTCTCAGCGGCCTGTGCTGCCGCCATCTGGGCGTTTTGCCACTTAGTAGTAGCAAAGTCTAGTTGCTTGTTTTTTGCCTTCTCTGTGAGGGCGTCACGGTCTGTTTTCTTTGACATGGTTACCTTTCTGTGAGAGCCCCAGAAGAGGATTGAACTCTTGACCTACGCTTTACAAGAGCGTCGCTCTACCACTGAGCTACTGGGGCTTACGCGCCCGATGTAGGAATCGAACCTACGACCAAGAGATTAGAAGGCTCTTGCTCTATCCACTGAGCTAATCGGGCTTGGGTTTAGTCTAGCTCATCGTCGTAGACTCCGTCAATATTCTTACGGGCCCCGCGTCGGTGATGTTCTCGAATGGCGTGGCAATTGGCGCAGACCACGTCGCATTTACTTACCTCGCGTTTTACAACATCTAAGTCGTGAGTGTAGTCCCTAAATGCTGACAAGTTGAATAGCTTGACAAATCCAGGCAAGTGGTCAAACTGCATTACGTAATACGGGAATAAGTTATAGCAGTCTGCACAGGGAGTAGTCTCTTTCGTGTGCACCAAGTACCCACGAATGACTGCGTCGTAGCTCCTTGTGCGATTCACAGTTTTCTCCCGTTGATTATCCCCACAGTAGTAGGAGATGGTGCTTTTAGCCGCCCCAGTAATCGCGCGAATCTCGGCATAGGTCTTACCTTCTGCCCGCAGTTTAGGTATTACTTCAGCGTAGTCCATATCTTCCTAAGCTGCCCCGTCTGGTACCGACCCAAATCCTCGACTTCCAAAGAGTCACGTGCTTCCTTTACACCACGGGGCAATACTTAGAGTCTAGTAGTTATCCTGACATACTGCAAGATGTTTGAGAAACTTGTTGAGAGTTTAAAGGAGTCTTTTATGGCACATGATTGCCTAAGCGTTCAGCTAAAGGACGCCGCTAATGGTGGGGACGAGGCCATGACTAAATACGGCGCATCTCCTGCGACTGCGGAGCGTGGTTTGACCACAAATGCTGCAAAGTACGGTGGCAAGGAAACCGAAGCTGGAGAAACTAACTACAGCGACAACAAGTCTGTAAAGACTCAAGACAACGGATTGGCAGGAAGTTAATATGTGGGCTGCACTAGCAAGACTCGCTCTCCCTATGCTAGAGGGCGGAGCAGCCGCTGAAGGCGGCGCAGCTGCTGGAGCTGCGGCAAGCCGCAGCAGCAACCTGAGCACAATGTTTAAGAACTACGCTTCAACCAACTCAGGAAGCCTTGGCGGCGGCGGTGGCCAGCAGAAGCAGCAATCGCAGCCGCAATCGAGCGAAGGCTACGGTCCTTGGATTAAGAATGGCTAAAATCACCGACAGAACGTCGGGGCAGTACGCCAGTCAAAAAGGCAGTCAGGGCCTCTACATTCCTAGCTCAAAGGCCTCTGTTGGCAGCAACGTGGGCCTGTCATATGCAGGCGGCATGGGTATCCCAGAGGCTGCTTGGACTCTAAGCCCTATGTTTTTCATGGGAATGACCAATTACGACCCGAATTATGGCCAACCTGGCGCAACCGTTCAGGCAGTGGCTGATGGGGCGCAAAACATCGCAAAAGAAGCAGGAGTAGACAGTACTCCTACAGGAAGTAGCGTAGGCGGCACAGCCGCATATTAAGGAGATAAGTGAAGAGACTGCGTTTACTCGCAGCACTATTCGTAGCACTCTCAACACTATTTATTACAGACCCCGCTTTTGCGGATTCGTTCAACGACTGGACAACTGGGTACAACGTAAACAAGGCCGCTGACTGTGTGCAATTTTCTTACACATGGGGCAGTGCCAGTAAGTCGTACCCTGTGGGCAGCAATGTAACTGGCATCCAATTCAATATCGATGTTCAGAATGACACCACCAACAAGATTGGCGGTAATGGTGAGGTCTTTGACTCGTACAGTATCCAGATGGACCTCATTGAGGGCGGTGCGATTGTCGATACCGTTCTATATGAGGAGACTCGTACTAAGCACGTTAATCAGCCTAGACAGATTGGCACTGGCTACACAGGCCACGTAGACTCAGTAAACGTCACCCTAAGAGGAATTGACAACGGTTTCTGGGGCGGCTATTACGGCCCAGTTATGTGCAGCCCTTGGCTAAACCCGTTTATTGCAGCGACTCCGACGCCAGAGCCTGTGCAACCAACGCCTTCGCCTTCAGATACTCCTGCTGTTCCTGAGCCGACAGTGACTCCAGTAGAGCCTTCTCCTGTGCCAACCACCACTCCTGAGCCTTCTCAAACCCCTGACCCGACGCCACCCACTCAGCAATTTCCTGAGAACTCGGTGCACGGAAGTGCTGACGAGGGCTGGGACTTGACATTGACGGCTCCTGAAGGTTACAAGTTTGATGCGGTTTACTTTGCATCTTATGGTGTACCAGACAACTATACCGTGCAGTGGTGTAATGCGGAAGTGTCCGTACAGAAAGTTGAAGAGGTCTTCTTAGGCAAAAACACCGCTACTATCGCATCTAGTAACGGTGTCTTCGGTGACCCTTGTGGGGGAACATACAAGCGCCTCCAGGTGGTTCTTACTTACGTGGCTGACGTCCCTGCTGTCGTGCCTGCTCCTGAAGTGCCTGTGACACCAACTCCTGAACCTTCCGTGCCTCCGCAGCCGAGCCCGACTCCTTCGCCTTCACAGCCAGTCGAACCATCCCCAACACCAACTCCAACAGCACCAACTGAGCCAACGCCCACACCCACAGCGACTGTGGTAAGTACGCCCACACCCACGCCCACAAAACAACCTGTAGTGCTACCCGTAGAACCAACGCCAACACCGACGCCAACGCCTTCACAAACACCTGATACTCCATCTGCTGTAGTAGAGGAACTTCTAACTGTTCCTGCTGAAGAGCTTACCACAGCGCAGGTCGAAGAGCTAGTGGCTGCAGCTATGGAAACGTTCCAGACTGCAGAACAGGGTTCGCCAGCATATGAGCAGGCTCTGGAAGCTCTGGCAGTAGCCGCGCAAGCAGACGACCCAGAGGTACCTGAAGAAATTGCTGCTATCCCACTCATTGGTGGTGCAGCAACAGCTGTTCTTAACGCCTTCAATGACCTAGGTAACGTCGGTGCTGACATGGCACCGCAAGTTCGTGAAACCGCTAAGAAGACCGTTATCGCTTCGGTCATCGGTGTACAAGCCGCTGTAAATGCCGTAGGCGCAGCTACAACCGTAGCCGCTGCCTCAAACTCAACCTCTTCTGTAAGGAGAAAGTAATGAAGAAATTCCTAAATGACATGCTGGGCCAGCTTTGGACCCTGCTAGGTATGTTCGTGGCCTGGGTAGTGCTGGAGGGCTCTGCCAAGACCATCGTCGGCTGGTGCATCCTCGGCACGGCCGCTGCGTGGGCGGTCACATACCCGCTACGTAAGGACGACGAGGAGTAAACGTGTTCAAGTATTTGAAGTACTACATGGAGCCATCGGCCAAAGAAGTGCGTGAAAAGGCGTACAGCTCTGCCATCGAGTACTACAGAGAAAAACCGTTTAACTCATATGACTTACGCACACGAGAGTTCCAGGCATACCAAATGGGGTTCGTGCGTGCGTATAGACGGGCCTATGCCCAAAGCAAGTTGAGCCAGAATTTGGCTCAATAATAACCGACAATAAATAGATACCGAAAGGAACATCATGGCTTGGACAATGCCGCTTAAAGGCAAATACAAGTATGGTCCACTATTCGGCGTAGTTGACTCGTGGCACCCAAATGGTCACCGCGGCGTGGACTACAACGGATTCAAGGGTGGAACCCCTTACTACGCTGTAAATGACGGCGTAATTGCAGTAAATAAGTCGAGTGCAATCCTGGGCAACGTAGTAGTTCTCCAGGTAGGCAAGCACTTCTTTGGCTACTGCCACATGGATAAGCCTAGCCCGCTAAAGGTAGGCACCAAGGTTACTTCGGGCCAGGTAATTGGCACCGCAGGAACAACTGGTAGCGCCTCGAGCGGTGTTCACCTCCACCTCACACTTGGCCTTACCAAGGATGCAGTATTCGGTGGCAAGGTGTTCGACGCAGACGGCTTCCTAAAGAAGGTAATCGCCGTACAGACCGCAAGAGCAAAGGCAGCAAAGTAATGCAAAAGCTAAAGGAACTACTTACCCGTTCAGTCGGTGTAATCATGTTTGCCGCCATTCCAGGAATGGCCACTGGTGCCGCAACTGGCATCGGCCCACTGTTGGGCGCACTTAACGGTGTTGCAACAGTATTCTCGTCAATCATCATCTTCTTCGGTGTCCAGCTCGCTTGGGACGCAAACGTCTCACACGAAGACATCGAGAAGGGCTTCCGTGCAGCGGTTGCTAAGCAGGCCAGTGACAACAAGGACGTTGCTGAAGCTGTCAAGCAGAATGCTGAAGACACTCCTGAAGACTTCGATGACATCCTCGGTGACCTAGAGGAGCTCTTCGACGGAGACGACCTGAAGTAATGATTCCACGCAAGCCACTGGCCCCAAACAATCGACAAGGGAATATGTCCCAGTTTTTGTCGACCCTGGGGTCAGTGGCTCCTGCATCTTTTAAATACAAATCGAATGAGCAACCGAGCATAAGATTGTGGGCTAGACGTGGCCGTCAAAACTCAGAGGGTTTTGGTGGAGGAAGAGTTGTAGGACGATGACTCCTGACCAAATCATTTTGGCCTGGGCTGGTGCAATTATAGCCGTAGGTGGTGCAGTAACGATTTTGTGGAAGCTGATTAGGCCTTTAGTTAGAAAGACTAAGGAGCTTATGGAGGCCCTGTCACGCTTTGTCCGTGACTGGGAGGGCGAAGACGCTGCTCCTGGAAGAGACAAAGTTCCTGGAGTTATGGAAAGACTCAACAACATTGATGGCGAACTGAAGCACAATGGGGGCTCGACAATGAAAGACGCCCTAAAAAGAGTTGAGCAGAAATTAGAGAAGATTGACGCTAGGCTTGAAGCTGGAGATAAGCGCATGTCCGAAATTGAGAAAAGGATTAAGTAATGGAGCCTTACGGTAACATTGAGCCCGTTGGCGGAAGTAGAGCCGCAATTTCCAGCGCGGTAGGCAAGATTGGTCAAAAGGCCAAGGGCAGCGGTAAGGGTGGCGGCCTGCTTGACGCGCTAGGCGCTATTACTGGTCACAGAGCCATGGAACGCATGCACCAGGCCCAGCTTACTGCTGAGGCCGAGGAATCCCAGCGTCGTCACGAAACGGTTCTTGAAGGAATTGACCGTATTCACCGCGCTGGTCTCAGCATGGACGCACACAAGGCAATGCTGGATAGAGAAGCCCGCGAGCACGCAGCCTCGATTGACGCCGCTGCCAGAACTCACGCAGCATCAATTGCTTATGGACAGGCGTATGCACAACGCGATATCGATAACAGCCGTACCGCTGCCGAAACAGAGGGCGCAGTTCGTCGCACTCGTGCACAGTCGGAGGCGGACTTGGCTCTTGCAACCCGCCAAGGTCTGCTGAAGCAAGACGAGCTACGGGTTGGCGCAAAGGCTGCTGGCAAGCAGAGCCGAAAGAACATCGCCGCACAGAGCGCAGCAAAGCTCGCTGAAATCAAAGCAACTGCTAAGGCAGCCAAAAAGGGTCGTGCAGACCGCGCTACGATTGCGGAAAGAATTGTATCTAACCCAGCTGTCGCTCCTGGTGCGCTCACCTACAGCGACAGCGATAAGGGCATGAGCTTCTCGTTTAATGTCAACCCTAAGGCCCCTGAGGTGCCTGCTGCCGCAGAAGCAGCCCCTGCGCCTAAGAAGCCAACGGCAAAGGCCACCAAGAAACCGACCACCGTAAAAAGAACCCGTGCGACAGCCCGACCTAAGCTAGACGAAGCTGCGGCTGACGCGTACAACGACTAGGAGCACCATGAGCACTTGTTCAAATTGCAGCGCACCTGTTAAGTATGAGTATCGCGTCGCAGATGCGCTCATTGCTAGCTACTGTGATGCCCACCTACCCCGCTTCCTTTACCCACAAAAGAAAATTGGCGCACTAACTCCGAAGCCTGTTGAGATTACTGCTGAACTGCCTAAGGCCAGCAAGAAGAAGACTGCGGTGGTTGAGGACGCTCCAACGGAGGAGTAATGCCTCTAGTACGAAAGTTTGCTGTACAGGGGCACGCTGTCCCTAACGGCCCATATCGACCTCATGGACCATTTCCTCCAGAAGTTCTGGCAGGAAACAAAATGGCGTATGAGGAGAACCACTCGGACTCGTTACACGAAGCACTAGACGACATACGGCTTTTTCGCTGTACCTACTGCGGAGAGGTCCTCTATGAAGAGGAGCTCGAAGCGCATGTCTGCAACGAAGAAGATTAAGTTTCCCCTGTGCACGGGGAAGTAAAAAATAACTCTAGAGAAAGAATAGATTATGGCAACAAATGAGAACGGAAACCTGCTCGACACCGCAGGTAACGTCGCTGTTGACTTCGTGTGGGGCAACTTCCCACTGCAGCCAAACGACGTACGTGAAGAGAACGGTGGCGGCCTTCTGGACGCAACCCTCGACAACCACAGCATCGCTTACGAAGGCTGGAATGGCTACCCACTTTACACCCCTAACACTGAGGGTGCGGAAGGTGCTGGCTTCATTGTAGTTCGTAGCGTAATTGGTGAGACCACTGCTAACGCAACCGACATTCTTGAAGATGCAGGCCTTGTTGTTACTGTTGGCTCAGCGGCAACTAACGCCGCTAAGACCGTAACTGCTGCTGCTCGTTCAAACGGCTCACACAACCTAGTGTTCACCGCATCGGGCGCAGGCGCAGCTTACCCAGTTGGAGCCAAGGTCACCGTATCGGCGTTCACTGGTGACGACGCAGTTCTAAATGGTACTTACACCGTCACTGACAAGGCAACCAACACGTTCACTGTATACACTACTGCAACCACTACTGTTAGCCTATCGGCCCAGACTGCTTCGGTTGCTGGTGTTGCAGGCACCGTTAAGACCCAGTCGATTGCCGCAGGCGCAGACGAGGTTGAGGTTGGCGACGCTATCACTATCGTTGCTTACGCAGCCGCTAGTTAATTAGCCCCCTAAATAACCCGTGTCATCGTAAACTGGTGGCACGGGTTATTTGCGTTTAAGGAGAAGTATGGCTGCTAGAGGTTACGACCCATATGCTGAAGCCGCACTCAAGGCGCAGTTTGAGGCACTGACAGGCGGCCGAGCTCGCGGTAACGCACAGTATGACCCGAAGACTCCCGACTACTACGCTGATACAGCCTTAGGCAGTAGCGCAACTGTCATCCCTGGTTACTATGGCGAGGAGTCTCTGGATGAAGACGAGGACTTCAGTGCCCGAGGCAACATGGGCCCTGCACCTTTGACAGATATCCCTACTTCGTCATCCAACGCCGCGCGTCCTAGAACAGTAGCCGCTGGATACCAGCTCTACGTAGGTGAGGGTAGAGTCCCTTATGAGGACCGCCAGGGTAAGCTCACAGTTATGTTTCGTGATGGAACGCTGTACAACTACTACGGTGTAACCCCAGAAGAATGGGTTAATTTCCGAGGCGCACTTTCTAAAGGAAAGTTCCTTAACTGGAAGCCTGTCCCTGGATTCTTGTTGGCCAAGGACCACGGTCCCGCAGACCTTTCTCAGGTTTCTGACAAGGTGCAGCGCACTATTCAGCGAGTCTCCCGTGCCGCTCAGGTACACTTTGCTAACCGTAGAGCTACGACAGTTGACCTAGGAAATAGAACGGCAACACTGCGCAATACGGTGCCAAAGAACGCCCGACGTAAGTCAGGCCTAGGTAAGGCCATCAACCCAGCTCGTAACAGAGGAAAAAACCCACACTAACTATGCCAAAAGTACACAACATCGGTAAACAACACTTCGTACAACTTCTCACTAACTACAGGGTTGAGTGGGGGTTTAGAGTCGCCGTAAAAGGCTGGACTCAAGAAATTAACGAACCATTCCGCACATCCGCTCCGTGGATAGTGAGACTTCCTTTTGACAAGGCACTAGTATGTGGTAAATGGACTGGTCGTGTTGACGACGAAGAAGACGCACTAAACAGAGCACTACAAGGACGAGTACTAAAAGATGAAGATTTTCAAGAAGGCTGGACAGCCCCAGCCTACAAAAATGCAGAAGAGGATAGCTGGGATATCTACTCCTGAGCTAGTTATGTGGGCCGAGAATGCCTTGGCTCAAATCGGCCGCATGGTTGTGCACCACAAGCGTGACCATAATCTTGATGAAGCTGAACTGGGTGCTGAAGCACTCCTGGAAATTGTACGTGAACTGAAGCGACGTGATGACAATGGCGGATACTGAAGAAGAGCTCTACGACGAGTTCGACGACCAAGAGCCTCAGTTTGAGGAAATCAACCCTGAGTTCTACCAGGAAGACCATGAGGTTGAGGATGAGTTCGCCCTTGACGATGACGTCGATGAGCTAACTCAGGGCTTTGTCGACCGACTAGTTGACAAGATGCTTAAGTTCATGCACGTGCTTGTCGGTCACGACTTGCATCCGTACCAGAAGCCTCTAGCTAGAAGAATCATCGAGTCTGTGGTGCTTGGTGATGGTGCAGAAATCACCGCACTTGCAGCACGTCAGTCAGGTAAGTCGGAGACAGTGGCTGACACAGTAGCTACAATGATGGTGCTGCTTCCTAGACTTGCGAAGATTTACCCAGACCTGCTGGGCAAGTTTAAAGATGGACTATGGGTGGGCTTGTTTGCACCTACTGAAGGCCAGGCGGAAACTCTATTCGGCCGTACTGTTACTCGTCTAACCTCTGAAAGAGCGTTGGAGATTCTAGGTGACCCTGAGATTGATGACGTTGCAGCCCGTATTGGTGGCGTAACCAAGACCATTAAGCTGAAGAAGTCTGGCTCGACTATGACCATGATGACAGCTAACCCTAGAGCAAAGATTGAGTCGAAGTCATTCCATATCATCTTTATCGATGAGTGTCAGGAAGCCGACGACTTTGTAGTAGCCAAGTCAATTTCCCCGATGCTTGCGTACTACGCAGGCACCATGGTCAAGACTGGTACTCCTACGACCTCTAAGAACAACTTCTACAAGGCTATTCAGCTGAACAAGCGTATGCAGGCTGCCAAGGGTAGAAAGCAAAACCACTTCCAGTGGGACTGGCGTGAGGTAGCCAAGGTTAACCCTAACTACGAAACTCACATCAAAAAGGAGAAGCTCCGTATTGGAGAAGACTCCGATGAGTTCCAAATGTCATACTGCTGTAAGTGGCTCCTAGAACGAGGCATGTTTGTAACCTCCTCCATCATGGATGAGCTGGGCGATACCTCGCAGGAGTTAGTACGTAACTGGCACCAGACTCCAGTAGTAGTGGGCATTGACCCTGCCCGTAAGATGGACTCCACCGTAGTAACTGTGGTCTGGGTTGACTGGGATAGACCAGACGAGTTTGGTTACTTCCCGCACCAGGTCCTCAACTGGCTCGAGCTTCAGGGCGATGACTGGGAGGAACAGTACTTCCAGATTGTAAACTTCCTACAGAACTACGACGTGCTTGCTATCGGAGTAGACGCGAACGGTGTCGGTGACGCAGTAGCCCAGCGTCTCAAGATTCTTATGGGTAGAGCTGAGGTTCACTCCGTAACCTCTAGCCAGTCAGAGCAATCTAAGAGGTTTAAGCACCTCCAGGCCCTTATTCAGCGTCGTATGATTGGCTGGCCAGCTCACGCTAAGACTCGTCGTTTGCGCATTTGGAAGCGTTTCTACCAGCAAATGACTGACGCCGAAGTGCAGTACAAAGGCCCTAACTTCATGGTCGCTGCTCCCGACGAGGCATACGCTCACGACGACTTCGTGGACTCGCTGGCTATTGCTTGCTCACTTACTCAGGAGCTAGTAATGCCTACGGTAGAAGTAGTGTCAAATCCGTTCTTTTAGCCTGACATAACGGAAATAAACAGTCACACTATTTATTGGAAATACTAGTCACTTTCCATTTGTTATTTTAAGGAGTCCCCCATGGGCATTGGTCCAGCACCACAGTTCCCTGAGCGTGCGCCACAGTCGTACGACATCAAGGCAGCAGGTAACCTCGAGCGTCGTGGCCCTCTTCGTTTCGAAGAAGGCGTTGCAACTGACACCGACGTTCCGAACGATTTCCAGGTAGGCATCATGAACGGCTTCGCAGCCGCTCCTGGTCGTCCAAACCGTAACGCACCAGTATGGCAGAAGCCAGCTGCTGAGACTCTCAGCGAGCGTGCGCACGTCGGTTCGGCAGCTTGGATTGAAGCACCAACCTTCCTTGGCGAGTTCTCGCACGGTTCGTTCTCGCAGAACGCCGAGCAGGTTGTCGAGACCAAGCTGGTCTCGGGCGGCCGCACCATGCGTGTAAACCCAACCGTAGTAAACGACTAATTCTATTCGTTTAGCAACCTGTCCCAGCCTGCACTTAGTAGGCTGGGACAGGCTACAGGTTGAGGAGTAGGTATGTCGCAGATACCAGTTAATGAGAAGCTTTACGCCATGGTTGTGTTCCAGGCTAAAGCGAAGTACAGAGTTTACCCTTCCCCAGGCGCATCGCACTGGGTTCACCGCCGCTACCTAGAGCTGGGCGGAAGATTTGAAGACTCTAGCGAGAAGACTTACCGTGACAAGATGGTAAAGGCCGCAGTAGAGTCGTACAGACGCAAGAAACTTGCGCACGGCGAAGAGCACGATAAGGCTGGTCGCCACCCTAAGGACAAGAAGCACAAGAAGCACGAGGATAAGTAATGTCTTTCATGGACTTTTCGCCTCCAAGCTATAGGGCGTCGTCTTCTGACCTAACAATCTCCATTTCTCCATTGGGTCTTGTTGAGCTCGCTGACGAAGAGTTTGAGGTCCACGGTCCTCGTCTAAACCGCTACTCGCTTAACTGGGCAATGTATTTGGGTCACCACTGGGGATACCGCCGTGAGCAGGGCGAAATGCAAATCTCGCTCAACTACTACAGAGCGTTTATTGACTACCTAGACCGATTTACTTTTGGTAATGGAGTTCACTTCCGTTCTCCTAAGGCAACCGAAGCAATCATCCCTGACCGACTTGAGAGAGTCTGGGAGATTGACAACGACAAAATGCGTGTCCTCTTTGAGATGGCACAGCTTGGCTCAATCACTGGTGACTGCTTCGTAAAGGTTGCTTATGAGGAAGCGTGGCAGGACAGCATTGGCCGTGTACACCCAGGGCGTGTGCGTATTCTTCCGTTGAACTCGGCGTTTGCTTTCCCTGAGTTCCACCCACACGACCGTACTCGCTTGCTCAGATTCAAGCAGAAGTACCGCTTCTGGGGCACCTCGCTAGAGGGTACCCGTCAGGTGTTTACCTACACCGAGATTCTTACCGATGACATCATCGAAGAGTACATTAACGACGAGCTGATTGACTCACGCCCTAACCCACTGGGCCAGATTCCTGTCGTGCACATCCCTAACATTCCTGTTTCGGGTTCGCCATGGGGTCTGTCGGATGCTCACGATATCATTAGCGTCAACCGCTCGTACAATGAAATCTCGACCGACATTGCGGACATCATCAACTACCACGCTGCCCCTGTGACAGTTATCGTTGGTGCAAAGGCCTCTAACCTTGAAAAGGGTGCCAAGAAGGTCTGGGGCGGTCTTCCAAAGGACGCTCAGGTATTCAACCTTGAAGGTGGCGGGGCTGGTATTCAGGGTGCTCTTGAGTATCTAGACCGTCTGAAGATGTCGATGCATGAGCTCATGAACATCCCTGAGACTGCCCTTGGTCAGGCACAGCCTATCTCGAACACCTCAGGTGTTGCACTTTCGATTCAGTTCCAGCCTCTCATGAACCGCTGGACCCAGAAGGTTGCCCAGTACGGTAAGGGCCTTGAGCGCATCAATGAGCTAGTAATCCTTAACCTTGCTGTTAAGGAGCCAGAGACCCTTACTTACAACCCAGACACTGACGGGCCTATCAAGGATGGGCAGCTTCCTCAGCTGGACCCTAACGACCCCCTTACGTACGTAACTTACGCGCACTTCCCTCCTCCTCTGCCTCTAGACAAGCTGGTGCTCCTTAACGAGCTCTCACAGAAGATGTCGATGGGCCTTGAGTCGAAGGAAGGCGCACTGCGTGCACTTGGTGAAGAGTTCCCAGAAGAGAAGCTTGTTGAGATTCGTCAAGAGCTCATGGCTGACGCTGAGGCTGAGGGTGCCCTCAACCTGCTTAAGGTCCAGATTCAGAAGCAAATTATGGACATGACTGGCATGATGGCTGGCCCTGACGGAACTGCTACTCCTATCGACCCAATGATGATGGGTGATGGAGATGTTCTTGGTGATGGACAGATTGGCGAGCAAGGCGGTGACCCTGCTGCTGGAGAAGTAGAGCAGGAGAACCTGAACGCTGAACAAGAGATTCGCAACACATTGGTTACCGAGGCATATGGAACTAACATTCCAAGCCGAAGAGTCGCCACAAGTGAGTAAAAAATTTCAGTAAATAACTGAATATAGCGAGACAAGTTCTCTGTAATACGGTGAACTTGTTTTGTACAAGTAATAGGTCATGTGGCATTAATTCGGAAAACGACCAAGAGTAAGAAAAGAGAACTTCGATGGAAGAACAGAACGAGACAGTTGACGCTGTTGTAACACCTGCCGCTACTTTCGCTGAGGAAGTTGCAACCCAGAACCAGTTCAGTGCCGAGGATATTGCTAAGGCACGTGCACAGGAGAAGGCAAAGCTCTACCCACAAGTGGAGAAGCTGCAGGAAGAGCTATCTGCCCTTAAGGCTAAGGAGCAGGAGCGAGAGGCTAAGGAAGCCGAGCGTAGAGCACAGCGTGCCGCACGCGAGGCAGAGGCAGCCGCAGAGCGCAAGAAGCAAGAAGAGGCCGAGCTCGAAGTCCGAGACCTTCTAACTAAGAAGGAGCAGGAGTGGCAGGCTCAACTCAACGCGGAACGTGCAGAGCGCGAGAAGGCGTTCGCCCTTCTTGAGCGTGAGCGTGAGTTCCAGGAACTGCAGACCTACCGTCAGCAGCGCATCCAGGACGAGCGCGACAACATCATCCCTGAGCTTATTGACCTAATCTCAGGCAACACCAAGGACGAGATTGAGCAGAGCGTCCTGGCGTTGAAGGCCAAATCTGCACAAATCTTTGACTCGGTTGCGAGTGCATCGCAGCAGAGCCGCAAAGACATGGTTGGTACTCGTATCACAGTACCTGCCTCTGGACCCCTCGACAACGATTCGGCACAAAGTTCGTTCACTCCTGAGAGCATTGCAAACATGTCTCAGGCTGAGTACGCAAAACACCGCCAAAAGCTAATTGGCAGCGCAACTAATAGAGGTCAGGGTCTTTTCGGGTAATCCCAAAAGAAAAAACTAACTGATAATCAACCGAAAGGAAACCCATAATGGCGTCAGCTATTACTGGTTCGGGCCAACTCGCTTCGGCCCCTACAGCCTACTCGGGCAGCAACTCGCAGCTCTCGCAGGCAATTCAAACCATCTGGTCGAAGGAAATCCTTTTCCAGGCCATGCCAATCCTCCGCTTCGAGCAGTTCGCTGTTAAGAAGACCGAGCTTGGTGTTGCTCCTGGTCTGCGTGTTAACTTCCTCCGTTACAAGAACTTCGCAGTGGACCCAACCCCACTGACCGAAGGTGTACGTATGACCACCAACGCTCTGACCGCAGAGCAGATTGCTATCACCGTTGCTGAGCACGGCTACGCAGTTGCAGTTTCAGAGCTGCTCCTGAACGCTTCGTTCGACGACATCATGGCATCGGCTTCGCGTCTGCTTGGTCGTCACATGGCTCAGTACCTCGACGTACAGGCTCGTGACACCCTCTCGGCTGCTACCTCGGCTACCTTCGGTTACGACCGTTCGGGTATCTCGGGCGGCGCATTCACCAACTACGACGAGGGCACCGTTGGTACCTCGATTGGTGCACTGGACGGTAACTACAAGCTTACCACTGGTGCTATCAAGGACTCGGCTCTTGTCCTCGCTGGCAAGAACATTCCTCGCATTGGTGAGACCTACGTTCAGTTCATCCACCCTAAGCAGTCGCGTGACCTTCGCTCGAACCCAGAGTTCATCGAAGTAACCAAGTACGCTGCTCCAGGTAACTTCATGCTTGGTGAAATCGGTCGTCTATACGACGTCGTCTTCATCGAGACCACCCAGGTTAAGAAGCTTGCTGCATCGCAGTCGGGCTACACCACCTCGTCGCTAGTAGGCGCACCTGCTAACCAGACCTCGGTTCCAGTACTTCCTAACACTGGTGCTGGTCAGGGTGGTAACCCAGAGACCGCTGACCCAACCGCCCTTGCTGGTTACCTCACTGGTGCTACTGGCAACGCTGCTGACGTCTACGAGTCAATCATGATTGGTGACAACGCATTCGGTCACGCAATCTCGCTTCCAGTTGAGCTCCGTGACGGTGGTGTTCTTGACTTCGGTCGTGAGCACGCTCTGGCATGGTACGCTATCTGGGGTCTCGGTATCATCACCGACCAGGCTATCAACAAGGTTTACACCAACTAATAGCCAACCTTTCGTGGAGGGGGGTCACCTTCGGGTGGCCCCCCAACACAAACAAATAAATAAACAAACAGGAAGACAAACATCGTGGCAACTAAACCAACTAGTCCTCAGGACGCAACAGGCCGTGCAGCAGAGCTGGCCGCAAAGCGCAACGCCGAAGAGCTTGCAAAGCGTAAAGAAGAAATCGCTCTCAGCCGTGCAGCTGATGAGGAGCTTCTAGAGACCGCAGTTTTTGACCCAAAGAAGCCTGACGCACCAATCCTCATCGATGAGATTGAAGAGGTGGGCGTAGCAGTCAAGAACGAGAAGGTCGTAATCCGTACTATCTCAGACATTGAAGACATGACGTACGGCGTTATCAACGGTACCCCTCAGAGTTATTCGTTTAAGGCTGGAGTCAAGTACTCGGTGCCTCGTGACCTAGCAGTATACCTGCAGAGCCTGGGCTATCTCTGGCTTGCATAGTCACTAATAAACTTGTCCGTTCTGCTGGACGCCGCCCTCAACAGCCAGCAGAACGGACTTTTTTTATGCTGATTTTAGGCCTGTTTTGCGAGACCATAATTAAGAGATTTTTGGAGGATTCGTGGCAACCCTTTCTAGCCTAGTAGACAGAGTTCGTGTCGAGCTCGGTGACACTGGCAAGTCCTTTGTCACGCAGTTTGTTGCCGATGGCACAACCAACCGATTTAAGCTGCACTATTCGCCGCTTGACGCTACCCAAGTCAGCGTGTTTGCTGATGGAGTAGACAAGACCGACAACGCCTCAGTAGAGGAGTCTACTGGCGTTTTGGTAATGGATTACCTTCCAGCTGATGGCGTAGAGTTCACTGTCAGCGGCACATACTACCGCTACTTCACCGCAGCTGAACTAAACAGCATCGTCACCGACGCTATTCACCAGCACAGCCACAACCACACCGACTCGGTTGGTCGTCAGGTAACTGTTGCTAATCTCCCAACTATCGAAGAGTACCCTGTTGCGCTGTACGCAACCACACTCGCTCTGTACACCCTTGCTACTGACGCAGCCTTTGATATTGACATCCAGGCCCCAGACGGCGTAACTATCCCTAGAGCAGAGCGTTATCGCCAGCTTATGGAGATGGTGCAGACCCGCAAGGCTCAGTACGCCGAGCTATGTACTCACCTGGGTATTGGTCTGTACAAGATTGACGTATTTACTGTACGTCGTATTTCGAAGGCAACCAATCGCTACGTTCCTGTATACAAGCCTCAAGAGGTGGACGACCGCTCATACCCTCAGCGAGTCAATCTTCCAGAGCCTGTCTACGGAGACGCACCTGTCGAGTGGCCTACAACTGGCGATGAGCTGACTGCGTACCAAGGCAGGGCCTTCGCTACTACAGTGACTTATGAAGGAGACTACACAGACCTTACAGTTGTAGCTAATCTCCTTAACCAACGTGGCAGTGTACTAAAGGTCCAGGAATTTACTTTAGTCAATGATGACAACGGGGACGGAACGTACACTGCCACCCTATCTTTGACAGCAGACCAAACCCTGCGTCTAGCAGAGCGCACTTACTGGTCTATCGCCTACGTTGACCCTGACACTGAGCGGAACGTCGAGGTTAAGGGAGGCAACTTCTTTACTGTACGTTCTAGCACGGTGGTACTGTGACGATTAACCCAGAGGCTCCGAAGTATCCTGAAGTCGATACTTCTCTCCTACAGCCTGTAGACCCAAACTACGTTCCAGCGACTGGCCCTTCATACAGCCAGCCTGGCTTTGGCATTCCCAATGACCAGGCCCAGCCTGAGGTAGACATTGCACTTCTTCCTGGTGTACCTGGACAGCGAGGTCCTACGGGCCCTAGAGGTGCGACTGGCCCTACAGGTTCGACTGGTCCGACAGGCCCTACGGGACCAACGGGGGCTACGGGTGCAACAGGCCCGACAGGCGCACAAGGCGTTCAAGGTAGTACAGGACCAACGGGTCCGACGGGACCTACAGGGGCTACTGGGCCAACAGGACCTACTGGTGCAACTGGCGCAGAGGGAGCGACAGGCCCTACAGGGCCCATTGGCTATGTTGGTCCAACTGGTCCAACAGGAGCCACAGGTCCGCAAGGAGAAGTAGGCCCTCAGGGTGCTCAGGGCATCCAGGGTGACACTGGCCCTACAGGCCCTCAGGGAACCTCCATCAGCCTTTTGGGTTCGGTGGCCACTGTAGGCGACTTACCTGCTTCTGGTAACTCTGTCAATGACGCGTATATCGTACAGGCAGACGGAGACCTTTACGTCTGGAATGGTAGTACGTGGACTAGTGTGGGTCAAATCGTCGGCCCTCAGGGTGCCGTAGGCCCTACAGGTGCACAAGGCCCTACAGGTGAGCAGGGTATCCAGGGCGTTCAAGGTGTTCAGGGCGAACAAGGCCTTCCTGGAGACCCAGCAGAATACGTCTCGACCTATAACTCATTTGCCGAGCTTGAGACAGCATTCCCTGCGGGGTTTACGTCTCCAGCCAAGTGGGCGTTTGTGTATGACGACCTTACAAATACTCCTGAGCTAGTTTCTATCTACCGATACGTCAGCGGCGCTTGGGCTAGTTCCCAGCTAGCTCTACCTGTAGGTCCGCAGGGTATTCAAGGCGTAGATGGCCCTCAAGGTGACCAAGGCCCTACTGGCCCTACTGGTCCGCAGGGTGAGGTTGGCCCAACAGGTCCAACAGGGGCCATCGGCTTCCCTGGATTCAAGTATGACTCTAGACGCGCTTTTGACAACCAGTACGTTGTTGGAGAGATTGTAGAGTATCTAGGCAGTTACTTTATCTGTCTAGCAAACAATGACGCCATCATCCCTGCCGATGGTGCTATCGGCGTTTATTGGGCCCCGTACTCATTTGTAGGACCGACAGGTGCCACAGGGGAAGTCGGACCTACTGGTCCTACTGGTCCTCAAGGTGCGTCTATTCAAGGTGACCCAGGTATCCAAGGAGACACTGGTCCTACTGGTCCTCAAGGCGACACAGGCCCAACAGGACCTACAGGGCCTACTGGCGCAACTGGCCTGCAAGGAGACGTTGGGCCCACGGGCCCGCAAGGCGTACAGGGTATTCAAGGCGTACAGGGCGAGACAGGTGCCACAGGTCCACAAGGAAACGTAGGTCCCCAAGGTGCTACAGGCCCTACTGGCGCGGTTGGCCCGACTGGCCCTACTGGAGCTCAGGGTGACACAGGTCCAACAGGCCCTGAAGGTGCCGTTGGTCCGACTGGACCACAAGGAGAACAAGGTCCGACTGGGCCTACAGGCCCACAGGGCGAGCAGGGGCCTCTGGGACCGACTGGCCCCCAAGGCGTTCAGGGCATTCAGGGCACTCAAGGTGACGTAGGACCTACAGGCCCAGCTGGTGCAGACGGATACGTAGGTGCTGATGGAGCAACAGGCCCTACTGGTCCTACAGGTCCAACGGGAGCGGCGTCGACTGTAACTGGCCCTACGGGCGCAACTGGAGCCACTGGCCCTTCAGGAATCGTTTCTGTAACTGGTCCTATCACTAACACTGGTACTTCTACTGAAGCGGTAATCGGCATCAACGCATCTTCAGCTAATACCGCAAACTATGTTGCGCAGCGTGATGCTAACGGCGTTTTCTCGGTTAGCGGAGTTCAACTAGACACCTCAGCAACTCCTACACAAGGTGTTGGAAAGCTTATTTGGGACTCCGCTCAGGGCACCATGCAGGTTGGTCTTCTTGGTGGAAACGTAAATCTGCAGGTTGGTCAAGAGTTCGTTGCTTACGTCCGTAACGCTGAGTCCACTACTCTTCAAGATGGCGAAGTCGTATATCTTTATGGCGCTCAAGGTGACCACCCAACCGTAAAGCGTGCGTACAACACCTCAGACGCAACCTCATCAAAAACATTCGGTGTAGTTACGGAGCCTATTACTGCGGGCGGCTTTGGCTACGTAACTCGTATGGGCACTGTTAACGGACTAGACATGTCTGCTTACAGTGCAGGCGATGTCCTATGGCTAGGCTCTACTCCAGGAACATTCACCAAGACCAAGCCGACTGCCCCTAACCACTTGGTCTTTGTTGGTGTAGTCCAAAAAGCAAATTCTGGTAATGGCGGCATTTACGTCGCTATCCAGAACGGTTACGAACTGGACGAACTTCACAACGTACTGTTGACTGACCTACAGAACAACGAGGTCCTCACCTACGAGTCATCCACAAGTCTTTGGAAGAATAAGCCAGCACCTACTGGCCCTACGGGACCTACTGGTCCACAAGGCGAACAAGGTACGTCGATTAACCTGAAGGGCACTAAGGCCACTGTAGGGGACCTGCCTGCAAGCGGAAACTCGCTAAACGACGCTTGGATTGTAGAGGCAGACGGAGACCTTTACGTCTGGAACGGCTCCACATGGAACAACGTGGGTCAAATCGTTGGCCCTATGGGACCGACGGGTGCTACTGGCGAGACTGGTGCTACGGGTCCTCAAGGACCAACGGGACCAACTGGCGCGACTGGTCCTCAGGGATATGTTGGCGATACTGGTCCTCAAGGACCGACAGGCCCGACTGGTGCTACAGGTTTGCAGGGCTCTCAGGGTGAGACGGGTCCTACAGGTCCACAGGGCGCACAGGGCCCTACAGGGCCAACAGGTCCTGCTGGAACAAATGGTACTAACGGTGTTGATGGGGCCACTGGACCTACAGGCCCTACTGGACCGCAAGGTATTCAGGGACCTACTGGACCACAGGGTGTTCAGGGTTCTCAAGGAGTCCAGGGGGACACGGGTGCTACGGGACCCACTGGTGCACAAGGCCCTACAGGTCCGACTGGGGCGCAAGGTGCTACTGGTCCTACGGGCCCGACAGGCCCTAGTGCAAACATTTCTGCTACCAATACTGTGGCTCAGGGCCGTCTAACGGGGGACACTACGGTCTCTCCAAACTCTGACCTAGTTATTCCTTTTGTGGATGACTTTGACCCGAATAACTGGTGGGATGCTTCAACCAAGAAGTTCACACCGACTATTGCTGGCTATTACAACGTAACCTTGCAGGCTTGGTGGACCACTGCTGCCGTCACCAATAACCAGAACAACATTCAGATTCGCAAAAATGGAAACACTGTTTCTATCACTCAGAATGAGACCATTACAACTGGTGGTCAGTCACAGGCTTCTACAAAGTTAATTTACCTAAACGGCTCTACTGACTACGTAGACTTCACTGCTTACACGGGCAACTCGTCTTCACAGAGCCTCCAGTGGGGCGGTAACAGCAACGGTCAGGGAACCTTCTTCTCGGCGGCTTTGATGACCACTGGTATTGGCCCAACTGGCCCTACTGGTGCAGCGTCTACTGTTGCGGGGCCTACTGGTCCGACGGGTGCAACAGGCCCGACAGGCGCAGCATCAACTGTTACTGGCCCTACTGGTCCGCAAGGAGCCGTCGGCCCTACTGGTCCACAAGGTATTCAGGGCGTGCAGGGCGTCCAAGGAGCCGCGGGACCTACTGGTCCGACAGGCCCTCAAGGCCCTACGGGCCCTACTGGCGCAGCGTCTACGGTTACTGGCCCTACAGGTCCGACAGGCGCTACTGGTACTGCTGGTGCTACAGGTCCGACTGGACCTACTGGCCCTGCTGGCGCGGATGCGCCGACCATTGTTTCTATCAATGCCCAAAGCGCATCGTACACGCTAGTTCTAGGTGACAAGGATAAGCTGGTAGAAGTAAGCAATGCCTCGGCTAACACCCTGACCATTCCTACCAACGCTTCCGTGGCATTTGACGTAGGAACCACGATTACGATTGCGCAGACTGGTGCAGGACAAACGACTATTGCTGGTGCTGGGGGCGTTACAGTAAACGGTACCCCTGGACTTAAGTTGCGTGCGCAGTGGTCAACTGCCACGTTGATTAAGCGTGCTACTGACACTTGGCTTGTTGCTGGAGATTTGAGCGTCTAATGAGTTTACGTCGTATTATCGGGAGTATCGCCTCGGGTATCGCTAATAGGTTCACTGACTCCTTCAACAGGGCTAATAACGGCACTGAGCTTGGCCGTGCAGATGATGGCTCGCTATGGACTACTATCCGCGGCGCATGGCAGATTTCTTCCAACACAGCAATCTCGAACACCGCTGCAACGTCGTACCCTGCTGCTACAATCTCAATGCCTGGTACCAACTTGACCGTAGATATGACTATCTCTGGTGGAGGAAACGGTGCGGGGGCCTTGCTGTGGGCAACAGACGCCAATAACTGGTGGGCCGTAGATGTCTATCAAGGCGTGAGCACGGTGTGCAACGCCTATACGGCGGCGTATAACACAGTGAACGGAAACTATACCTACTGTGTAGTCCCGTTTTATACCTCATACTGCAACGCCTGGTCTCGCGGAACCTGCAACGGGTACAATCACGCCTACTACAAAAACGCCACGTATTGCCAGGCGTATAACTTTAACTGCTCTGGCGGCTGGTACGCCTACACTGGCTGCAGCACTTATGGCAATGGCTCTTATACTTATTACTCGTTTGCTGGCTACTATGTCTGCAGCTCGTCAAGCACTGTTTACCCAAAATACCTTCGAGTATTAAAAATGGTTGCGGGCTCCGTATCTCAAATGGCAAGCGTGTTTTTAGGCAACTCTGTCTACAGCCCAGCAGTTAGAGCAACGCTGGTTGGCAACCAGATTACTGCCAAAGCCTACTCGGACAGTTTCACCACTCAGCTAGGAAGTGACCTGGTTTACACGGCCACGGGTGCAACCCTGACTGCTAACTACGGAATTGTTATTACGCCCTCAGATGTTAGCCAGGGAAACAACGTAGATTCGCTTACTATCACGAGAAACGATTAATGTTTTAGACTCTACTAATTGAACACATTTGGAGCAAAACATGAAGTTTATTAGTTTCTCATCTCGAGGTAATGCTTTGGAACTGGGCAAGCCCGTTCCCGCTAAGGCGGTCCTTCCAGAATGGTATAAGCGTGCTGAAGCCAGCTTTATTGACCACACTAACGGCCTAGAGTCTGATAGTGGTTTGAAGCGGTGCATTCCTTTTCTTGACGGAATGATTGCTGGTTACATGCTCGTGACTCCCTTTGACCTTTTTGTATCAAAGACTGAAGAGGGCCACCTAAGCCTTCGATGGAATGCCCCAGATGACCTGGCGGCTGCGTTTGTTCTTCGCCCTGTTGAGCAGGGGCACACTATCCCTAGACCTCCTGGTTACGAAGAGCGTATGGTAACTTTTGAGGGCACATGGGGCTGGAAGCTTCCTCGTGGCTGGAGTGCACTGGTTATTCCGCCTTTGAATCGCTCGGACCTGCCGTTTATGTGTACTTCAGGCATTATCGATAGCGATAACTTCTGGGCAAATGGCAGCATCCCTATGTTTATGCGCAGCGACTTGGTAGGTACCATTCCTGCAGGTACACCTATCGCTCAGATTATTCCAGTAAAACGAGCTAAATGGTCTGCCTTGTTTAATAGAGGTATGGCACTAGAGTTTCCACTGCAGGGTGCGGAAGCACGTGTGAAAGACACTAACTACAAGAAGAAGTACTGGGTACGTAAGGAGTACCGCTAATGGCAAAAAAGAAGCATGTAGACCACTCTGACCCTGGGCACATCCATGTGATGACTCTTAGAGAAGTCATTGGGTCTTGGTGGGCTAAGAAGTTTTCTAGGGTAATCACCAAGCAACCAATTAGCGGCAGTGACCCGCTTCCTCCTCCCGCAAATATCCAGATTAATCACATCGCAATTGTCCTCGACGGCGTTGTTGAAGAGGTCATCAGGGCAGAAAATAGACTAGCTGCACTATTCCTGAGTCAGCCACAATTTGTAGAATTTACCCCAGAAGAAATCAGACCAACTATTGGCTGGGGTTACAACGGAGAAAGATTCATAGACCCGAATGAAGCGTCAGAAGAAGATTAAGTTTACGTCTAGCTATCCTGAGCTAGATATCCCTAGGCCAATTCCTGCGGCAAAGTCTATCCCTGAGTGGTATCGAAAGATGCCGAGAGTAAACTCGGGCAAGCCAACCGTAAAAACCTGCATCCCATTTCTAGACGCAATGACGGCGGGCTACACAATCGTGTTAGCCGCTGACGTGTACATTGATGGAGAAACCGCTGAGTACAGCACGAACGCCAGTATTCCTGTGATTTCTTCTCACTTCGAAGAGCAGACTCAGCATGTTTTGGTCGATGCTAGCCTAAACGCCTCGCCACTTAAGTGGGGAAACAGCTTTTACATTACGACACCTAAGGGCTACAGCTGCTACATTACCCACCCAGCGAACAGAGAAGACCTGCCCTTTAGAACGCTCACTGGTGTTGTAGACACTGACACTCACCCTGTAATTATTAACTTCCCGTTTCTGGTTAAGTCATCTTTCAAGGGGATGATTCCAGCTGGAACCCCGATTGCGCAGGTAATCCCCTTTAAGCGTGATGACTGGTTTGCAGATATTGTGGACGACCGTGAGCCAAAGCACTACCTTGCGTCGTACGAGCTGCTATCTCCGCCGTACAACTGGTATAAGCGCAAGTGGTGGAAGAAGAAGAAGTACCAGTAATGGCTGAGCCACGCATATTTGTTTCCCTTGCTTCCCTCCCTGACGGGGAGCTTATCCCTACCGTAAAGAACCTGTACGGTAGTGCGCAGCTACCTGAGCGGGTAGACGTCTCGTTGGTGGCATATGGGCAATCTTGGCAAACGAAGCGTCAACTGAACAAGCTGATGAAAAAGTACCCTACTCTTCGAGTTGAACTTAAAGACATTCCTGGGGGCTCATTTGAAGACAAGATTACGGTCTTAGGTGTAGGGGCTAACAGGAATGAGGCACTACGTAAATACTCTGGTCAGGACTATGTCCTGCAGATTGACTCCCATGCCCTAGTGGCTGAGCACTGGGATTCTAAGCTGGTAACGATGCACCGTGAAGCGCAAGAGCTAATTCCTCACAAGGTAGTGGTCTTAACTGCCTACGCCACAGGATACGCATACGTTGACGGCAAACGGACTTTCCTATCGGATTGCTTTACGTACTCGTCCTACACTCCTTCTAGAAAGTTTTTTGAGGTTATTCCTGGATGGGATGACTTAGAGCTGAACCACTTTAAAGGCGAGAAGTACATTCCGTCGGCAAAGTTCTGCGCTAATTTTGCCTTTTCAACTGGGGCTTTTGCGCTCGCGGAGAGCCTGCCCGATAGAGTGCTTTTCTACGAGGAAGAACCCATTCAGAGCGTGGAGCTATTCAGCAAGGGATTTGCCCTAGTGTTTCCGATTGTCAGTGAGCCTCTGGTTGGCCACCTGTACGTAAACGACATTAAGTCGCGGAAGCAACGCCGCATGGCACTGATGGACTACGCCCCTGACCAAGAGGTGGCAAATAGCGCAGTGTTTATGGCTAGAGTCAAGGAAACATATTTGACCTACTTGGCAAGAAACAGAGACAAAGTGAAAGCGTATGAGAAGTACGCTAAAACCAACCTTCGACTTGGAGCGGTGAGCCCAGCCCTAAAGGTCCCCGAGGAGTTTTAATGTCGGAGCGTCCAGTACGGCCTTGGGACTTGTTCAATAAGAACAAGGAGCGAGTCATGGAAGAAGTACTCCAACGACGACTAGCTATTTGTTCAGAGTGCGAGTTCTTTATCTCGTTAACTTCACAATGTAAGAAATGCGGGTGCTTCATGCAGCACAAAGGAAAGCTGGCCGAGGCGTATTGCCCCGTACATAAATGGGAAGCTGAAAATACTAATGGCATTGACTACAAGGAGTAGCCCCGAAGTTCTACTTGGAGATGCCTGTAAGTTGCCGCTCAGGGACTCCTCTGTAGACTTGATTGTCACTCATCCGCCGTTCTTCCTGGTCAGCACCAGCAGGTACGGGGGGGACACCTCTAAGCAGATTAACTTCAACTGGAATTCCCGTAGGTTTTTAAAAAGGATGACTAAAGCCGTTCAGGAGATGGAGCGCGTCCTAAAGGAGTCTGGCTCCATATGGATTAGCGTTGGCTCTTCGGAGGGCATGGATTTCAAGGTCATCAGCAAAGCCCTTGAAAAGACGGCGTTAAAAGTCGGAGGAATGATGGTTCACGACTACTTTACACCCGCAGACTCCGCGGAAGCACTGAGGTCCGATAGGGTATCGACCTGGGTCCAACTGGTTAAGTTGCCGACGCACTATACCAACCCATTCATGTGCAAGCGGTATTCTGGCCCCGTCTGGTCATTTCCCTTCAACAATGTGGCTGACCCTGTGGATAAAGAGCTAAGTAAAAGCTTTTTTATGGAAGATGTAGTAAACAAAGAGATACCAAAACGACTAATAGAGATGTACTCTAAAAGAGGCCACACTGTGCTCGACCCTTTTGGGGGGTCTGGAATAGTGGCGGTTACCGCAGCTGAACTAGGCAGGAAAGGGATTTCGGTGGATATCTCTGAGAACCAGGTGCAAGCTGCACATGAAAGAATTAGGCTAACATTGCCGCAAGACTTACCTGGCGTGCAGGTAAGAACATAACCCCCGACAAGGTGGCTAATGACCTAGGCTAGTTCTAGGTCATTAGTTTTTGGAGTATTAGATGAAGATTGCAGTTTATACAATCGCTAAGAATGAGGAGCAATTCGTTGAGAGATGGGCAGAGTCCTGCAAAGACGCAGACTATAGATTTATTCTGGACACTGGCTCTACAGACAAGACTGTGGAGTTGGCGAGGTCTCAAGGCGTTGAAGTCGCTGTTGCAAGTTTTAGCCCTTGGCGCTTTGATGATGCTCGGAATGTTTCTTTGGGGCTCCTCCCTGCTGATATCGACCTATGTGTTGCTTTGGACATGGACGAAATCCTGGTTCCTGGCTGGCGTAAAGCGCTTGAAAAAATAAACCCAGAAACTACCCGTCCTCGTTACCAGTACACCTGGTCATGGAATGGCGACGAACCAGGACTCCAGTATGGCGGCGATAAAATCCATGCACGCCACGGATATCGCTGGAAGCACCCTGTTCATGAGACCCTGGTAACTGACCGCCTACAAGAAGTGCAGGAGTGGATTGACCTCGAGATTCACCACTTCCCAGACAACACTAAGAGCCGCGGCCAGTACTTTCCCCTGCTAGAGCTTGCCGTCAAAGAAGACCCTACAGACGACCGAAATCAGTATTACCTCGCTCGTGAGTACTTCTTCCACGGTATGTACGACAAGGCTGCGGACATGTTTAAGCAGCATCTGCGTAATCCTAAAGCTAACTGGGGACCAGAGCGTGCGGCGTCATGGCGGTATCTCGCTAAATGTACTCCGCAATTAACCCTTGAGTATCTTGGTAATGCAATTGCTGACGCGCCAGGACGACGTGAAGCCGTTGTAGAAATGGCGCAACACCACTACACAAATGGTGACTGGGACAAATGCTACGAGTATGCTCTTCAGGCTATTGAGATTGAAGAGAAACCGCTGGACTACTTGTGCGAAGAATTTGCTTGGGGCGGTCTGCCTTACGACCTGGCTGCAATTGCTGCGTACAATCTTGGGATGAAAGATGCTGCCTATCGTTATGGTGGGATTGCTTTGGGCTTCAACCCAGAGGATGACCGCTTAGCCAGAAATATGGACTTCTATAAGCCAGAATAGAAGCAAAGACTTTAGAGAGGTATTATGCCTGCGCAAACTACTATTCAGGTTAGACGTGATACTGCCGCTAACTGGACCTCTCAAAACCCTACTCTTGCTGCTGGTGAGATTGGCTTTGAGACAGACACCCTTAAGACCAAGATTGGTAACGGCTCTACTGCCTGGACTGACCTTTCGTACCAAAATGCAGTCGGTGCTACTGGCCCTACTGGTCCTTCAGGACCGACTGGCCCTACTGGTCCTGCGGGACCGACTGGCCCTACTGGTCCCACTGGCCCTACGGGCCCAGTAGGAATTGTTTGGAAGGGCGAGTGGTCTAGCCTCACGACGTACGCCCTAAACGACGTGGTCTACTACAACGGCTCATCATACCTGTGCATTCAAGCTGGAACTAACAAGAACCCTGCGACGCAAACTTCGTGGTGGTCGCTCATGTCGGCAGTTGGTCCGACTGGTGCGGCTAGCACCGTTACTGGTCCAACTGGCCCTACGGGCCCAACGGGCCCTACAGGACCTACTGGTCCGACTGGCCCAGTAGGAGTTACTGTTAGTGCAACAGCGCCTACTGCTCCGAGTATTGGTGACGCCTGGGTTCAGGTATAACCTATGAGTGACTCGATATCAGCGTCACAGAGCTATTCGGGAAACGGAATCGCTAGCATTAGCGGCACTATCGATAACCCCACTTCTTCTTCGGTAACATGGTCGATTACTTCACCAGGTGGCGGAAGCGTTTCTGGCGGAAGCGGAAGTATTCCGCCATACTCTACTAGCTTTGCAGTAAGCGCAACTGTATCGGGCCTAAGTGCAGGTACCTCATACACATTCCGTTTGAACCGCGGAGGTGCAATTGTCGCTAGTACTAGCCTTACGCTTGTACAGCTGTATCAGGTGCCGAGCGTGGTTGGAGTTCAGTACGGACTTGCTGCTGAATCAATTAATAACGCCAGCCTGTCTCCTAGCACATCGTTTACGTCGTCAGGTGCAACTGCAGAAAATAACAACACTGTAAAGTCGCTTAGTCCTGCGGCTGGTAGTTGGAGACCCGCAGGTACTACAGTCACAATGACCGTATACCAGTACACACCTCCTTCATACCCGCCAGCTTGGTCAGATAACTCGCTAGCTGCGTTTGTAGCGGGGCAAGCATACTCTGACGGAGTGACAGCTACCAACATGGGATATAGCGGAAGTTACTCTGTTCTAACAGGTTCATTACCCAGCGGTGTATCACTAAACACCTCTACTGGAGCAATTACTGGAACGGTTTCTAGTGCTGCGGATTACTCGTTCACGATTAGAGCAACCAATACCTACGGCTCAGTTGACCAAGCATTTTCTGGAACAATTACTGGTGGAATACGTATCTGGGATGGCTCGTCGTGGTTAAAGCGTGTTGTTAAAGTCTGGAACGGAACCGCTTGGGTTCCTAAAACCCTAAAGACCTGGAGCGGCAGCTCTTGGACCAACAGTAAGTAGGACATATGCGCGGAGGAAGCGAAGGCACAGACCGTAATTCTCGTTTTGGAATTGACTACGAAGCAAAGTCAATTTACGAAGGAATTGCGGAAGAACTTGGCGGTACTGTCGGTGTTGACGTCGACTGGTTCCGTTGGCAAGAGTACTTCTTGGAAGAGAACTACAACGACATTGTAGATAGCATCTACGATGTATCGTCTAGCATTTCTGGTAAGGGACGTAGATGGATGCTCCCATTTAAGATGCCTGTAGTAATGGCGCAGCAGCTGCGTGGTACTAACATTATGAACGAGCGCGGTTTCTATACGACAGATACCTTACGCCTAATCATCAACGTTGGCGATGCGGAGAGATTGCTCCCAGAGCTGATTACAGACCCCAACACCCACATCAAAGATAGAATTATCTACCGAGGCGAAGTGTTTGTTCCAACACGCGTTTTGCCTAGAGGACAGTTTCACTACAACTACGCAGTAATTACGGTTGACTGCAACCAGGTCAACCCAGAAGAGCTCGTTAACGACCCACAGTTCCAGAGGTACGCACTACCATCAAAGGTGGACCCTAGAAATGCCGTTTAAATCAGCAGCTCAGAGAAAGTGGATGTATGCAACCAATCCTGCAATGGCGGCAAAATGGGAAGCACATACGCCCTCAGATAAGAAGTTACCTAAAAAAGTATCGCGGAAGAAGAAAGCCAAATAATGCCAGCATCCAAGAAAGACCCTAGACTCGCTAGGGCTGGAGTAACGGGGTACAACAAGCCTAAGGCAACTCCCGACCACCCAACCAAGTCGCACATTGTCGTGGCTAAAGAGGGCGACCAGATTAAGACTATTCGTTTTGGGCAGCAGGGCGTTAAGGGCTCTCCTGCTAAAAAGGGAGAGTCTGAGGCTTACGCTGACCGCCGACACAGCTTTCAGGCGCGTCACGCAAAGAACATTGCTAAGGGTAAGATGTCGGCTGCGTACTGGGCTAATAAAGTGAAGTGGTAGCATGCCAGCTAAAGTTCCTGTAGGTTCAAGAAAGAAGTTTGGCCCGTATAAGGGCTCAGCCGCTAATGGTGGGCGTGAGATTTACGTATGGAAGACCAAGACCAAGGACGGCTGGAAGACCGAGTCTAAGAACAAGGCTCGTGAAGACCACGAAAAGGCAACTGGTCGTAAGCTCCCTAA